CACCCCGCGATCAAGGAGGGCAACATAGAGACTCCTTCTGACGAAAGCAAGATTTATTAATTTGCTTCCGCTTGGTGGCGTTGCGATCGCTGTTGCCGGGGCGACAAACGGCAGAACCTGAAAAGGGTTCGATGTAGCACTGAAATGGGTTGAAGAGCGTATCGCGCGAGGCGGCTGGAAAAGGGTTGCCGCCGCCCGGCAGGGCCATTGCAATCCCCCTGCCGGAACACTACAGAAACTTTACCACGGGCACGCCGTTCGACATTCTGACCATCACGGGCACGTCGTTGCTCGGTCCGATCCAAAAACTCCGGTTCGCCATATTGTTTGTAATGGCGAAAAGGCTCCACGTGTTGCTCGGATAATACGTGCCGCCGAAGGCGGTGATCGGAGCGTAGAAACTGGCTGATCGGGCGCTGCTGCCGCGCACCCGGAAAAACCGCGACGCGAGGGTGAAATCGTAGGCGATATTGAAGGTCACCAAGCCGCTGTTCGTTGAGGCTGTATAGGTCGTGAATTTACCCCAACTCGTCGTGCTGATCAGGTTTGTAGAACTCTCCACTTGCCAGCCGTTAATCAGGTTGGTTTGCATCACCGTCAGATTCGCCGCCAACTGGGTGCCATCGTCGGCAAAACCTTCGATCTTCACGAAGGCATTCGAGGTCACTAAATCGACCAGCGGGGCGCTGAGCTGGCTGTATGAATAATGGGTCGCCGCATTGGTATCAAATCCCGAGGCCCAGAGTGACGCCAGCGCGGCCGTGGCGACGTCCACATACTTCTTCGTGGCGGCGTCTGTAAGGTGCACGGGATCGTCGAAGGCGGCATGCTGACCGATGAATGAATTCGTGCGGCCGATATACTCGGGATGATCTAGGCCGTAGAGTGTCAACGCGCCGACGTTTGTGCTGCTCGCGCCGACGACGCTGATGCTAATATTCGTGAAGGTCGTGAACCCGTTCGTGATGGAGAACCAGGCGTTTGTTCCCGTGTAGCTGCCGACGAGTTGTTCGAACTGATTTGTCGGCGGTGCCAGCCCGCCGCCACCGAGACTTGGCGTGGCCAATTTCCATGAGTAAAGCTGTGAGAAACGTCCGATGTAATTCGAGCCATTGAAGGTCAGGACGGGCAGGTTCGTGAGCGTGAACAGTGAGCTGCTGTAAACGCCATTGCTGAAGACGCTCGTCGTGACGAAATTCGTGCCCGGCGCTCCTACCGGAATACCGATGGTGACATAGGCAATGGAGCCGATGACGCCGGTGTTCGTGACCGTGGCCGCGCTGCCGGGCGCAAGGTTCGTGGCGGTGAAAGAGAAGTTCGTGATGCCACCGCCGACGCCGACACCGCCGCCGCTGTTCGTGGCGATGTAGTTCAGGAAAAGACTCAATGGTGTCGGCGGCAGATAATCCGTAGGTGACGCAAAGCCATCGAACGTCAGGATCGAATTCGTATTGGACGCGTGCAGCTCGATGGTGGCCGCCGGCAAGGTGTTGGTGATGGAGACGACTCCGTAAAAATTGCCAATGTCGTTCGTGTCCTGGCTGCTGAAGGTGATTTCCCAGATGAGATTGGTGTCCTGGTCACGCGTGGCATTGGCCAAGAGTTGCCACCGCTGAGAGGTGTAAAGTCCGGTCTCCCAAACGACGTTGGTGCTGCCGCCGGCGACGACCATGATCTGAAGATTGTTTGAGTCCAACGTTGGCAGCCGGCCGCGCCAGTTGAAATCCACGCGATCGCCGTTCGTCAGCCAGTTGTTGCTCTGGTCGTAGTTTTTGAGGAGCAGATCCGCACTCCCACCGATGAACGGCATGCCGGCAAAGCTGTTGAGGAGCGAAACTAAAACTGTGGCGATGATGATGATTTTTTTCATGTCAGAACACGGTGTTAATGGTGAGATCGAAGCCGGCGGTGATCATGCCGCTGGCAGAGGCAGAGATGGCGATGGCCGCGGACGTTTTGACCGACACGCCAGATCCGCTCGCGCCGCCGCCGGCGGGTGCATAGAGAGGCTCATTCACGTTTGGGGTGTAGGTCTGGAAGGTTTGATCGTAAACCACATCGGTTTGATTGCGCAGAATCGGGCCGCTGGTTTGAAACGTGATCGTTGATCCGGGCGTGGTGCAAACCAATTTCAAGGGACCATACGGCACGAGCCGGGCGCACTTCAGCTTGGCGGGAATGAAGCCGGACACCGGCTTCGGTGTCTGCGAGGAATAAGACGAGGGATTCAGCAGCTCATCACCGTTGATGTCGAACACGTGGGCATAGGCACACACGGCCGCTCCGGAGCCGGTGACGATGAATACCACGTCACGCGTCGTCGTTTGGTTGGTGGAATCGCGAGCGACCATGCGCAAGGTGTAAGTGCCGGGCGATTCGATCTTGGCCGTGGTCGAAAAGTTATAGCTGAACACGGGCGCAAAATTCTTGCTGCCGATGCTACGGCCGCCGGTCACGCCGCTCTTCAAAAGGGTGCTGGTGATCTGAACCAGATTGCCATCGGGATCGCTCCAAACGCCCGTGACGGAAACCAGCAAAGGCCAGATGGTAGTGCCGGAGATCGTGTTTGAATAATTGGCGGGCGACGTGAGCGCGAACACCGGCGCCGTGTTGCTGTTGATCGGGAAATTAAAACTGACGCTCGATGCCAGCGACACCGGCAGGATGGAGGTGAACGTGTTCGGTGAGAATTTCAGCAGCGCCGGCGTGAGCGTGCCGGCCGCACGCAAGGCGCGCAGGGTGTCGAACTGCGTATTGAACAGCGCCGTGACGTTCGCTTTCGGGATGAGCCAGACTTCATGCTCGTCGCCGGCGATGCTGTTCCAGGTGAATGCGAGCGGCTGGGTGTTCTGGCGGCCGCGCAAGAGGGTGAGCTGGTAAATGCCGGCGCTCACGAGCGACGTGGTGCTCACGCTGCAGATTTCCATGAGCGCGAAATTGCCGGATTCCAACACCTGCTGATAGGCGCTGCTGCTGCCGTGCGGCGTGCGCTGAACGATGAAGGCGAGCATCTTGTCGTTCGCTGCTTCGATGGCCGTCTGTTGGAATGTGAACAGGTCCGCATCCGGTTGAGTGGTGTCCACCGTCACATTGACGGTGGTATCCGTGGCCGCAATGTTCGACCCCACTTTGCCGCGGGCAGCAAAACCGGTGAACGAACCAAGCTGCGGAAACGTGCCGCCGCTACTCGTATCGAAATAAACCGAGCAGCCGCTGATGAGGCTCGATGGCCGCTGCACGAGCGTCACGATGCTGCCGCGTTCGACGCCGAGAACCGTCGGCACTTCCACGATGCGCAGACTGGTGATGGCCGGCACGCTCAAGCCCGTCACGAGCGTTTGGGCGGCGCCGGGAGCGAACGGCACAGGAGCCAGGGTGTTCTCCGCAACCAGTTTCAGCGTGATCGGCCCGGTGCTGGGAATGCGGCGTTCGATCACGCGGAAATAGGCGAAGAGGCTGTTCGCATTCGGTTCGAGATCCACATCCAACAAAACATAACTGCCGGCGCGGATGGTCCGGGCCAGCTCGCGGCGCACACTGACCTCGCACGTCGTGACGGCATGGCCGATCACACGCAAGGTCTCGCGACCGTGCAGCACCGCTTGATCCGGCCGGCAGATATACGGCCGGTCCAACACCTGTTCGCGCACCGTGCCCAGCACCGTGAACAGGCGCGGATCATCCGCCTTGTCCGATACCTGCTGATAATTGAACTGCCGCGAAGGGTAGTTGATCGTCGCGCGTGATTTGGTTTGCTGCCACGAATTCGTGGAAAACTTCGGCACGCCGGCGAGCGCATCTTCGGTCAGCGTCACGTAACTGCCGGGCGTCACGCCATGCTGGAAAACACCGATCTCAATGGACTTCGTGGTTGGGTTGTAACGGCTGTAGCCGTCGATCATATCCATGAGATGTTCGAAGACAGCGCGGAGAGTTTCGCAGGAATCAATTAACACGCTGCCGCCGGTCAGCAGCGGTTGTGCATCGAGGAGCGTGGCCACGGCATTGAAGCTAGTGCCGTCGATCACGCCCGCGCCCTGGCCGGCGAGATTTTTATCCGTGAGAATTTCCACTGCGGCCGCGGCGACGTTGCACTGGCCATCACTGATCAGTGCCGGCGATCCGGTGACAATGCTTTGCGTCGGCTTTTTGCGGACGATGATCTCCACGTTCGGACCGCTTTGAATTTCCTGCCCGAATAGAAAATCGCGTAGCACGACGTAGCAAATGCCTTTGTAGTCCGGATGTTGATCGCCCTTGTCATTGCCGGAGCTCGCGAGCAGCGGATCCGCCGTCTGCGTTTGCGTGCCCCAGTAGAGCCGGATCACGCCATAGTAAGTGCCATCGTCGGCCGTGATGGAGAAATCATTATAGTCAGCACCGCTCCTCGCGAACGTGTATTCCGTCCAGCCATTCAATCCCGAGCCGGGCGCGTTCGCCGTGCTGGCCGTGTGCGCGTTCGTGCAATACCAGGTCTGACCGTTGAAGACATAGAGGTGACTCGTCCCGGTTAAAATGCTCAAGCCCACCGCCCACGCAACACCACCCGGCCAGACTTCTTTGCCGTTGAGAATGATGCTCACCAACTCGTCCACCGGACCCACGCAAAGGCCGCCGGCGATCGTGCCGTAGTAGTTGTATGTGGTGCTGCCCGCACCGCCTGATTTGCCGCCGCCGCTCATGGGTTATTTCTTTCCGGGGATAGTGTTAGGCGCTTTCTTCGCGCGCAGGTTGTAGATCGGCGAAAACCATTTCGCCGACACCTTGCGTGTGCCGGCGATGTAAGCGACCGGCACGGCCTGTTGCTGATTGCTGGTCATCTGATCCTGCACGCCGAACGGTTTCGACATGGGCGACGGGTTGGAGTTGCCGCCCATCATGCGAGCGGCCTCCAGATCTTGGCGATGCGCTGGGAATAGCTCGCATCATTCACGTTCGAGATCATCACGCCGGCCGGCCGCAGGCAGTGAATGAAGCTGCCGCCGACGTCCACCACGAGGCCGCAGTGATGAATGCAGCCGCCCATTTTAAAACCGAGCATGTCGCCCGGCATGGGGATCTCGTTTTCGATCACGGTGAAATTGGGCAGGCCGGCCATGAACTGTTCAATCAAACTTTCCGTCTGCGTGTGGGCCCAGTCCATCGGACCTTCGGGAATCGACGGCAACGTCACGCCACAGGCAGCGTAGATCGCACCGACTAATTTCTGACAGCTCACACCGGCCTGTTTAATCGCAGCATTCGGCATGAATGGGGTATCCAGCCAGCTCGCCGCCTCGCCGAGCAACAAATGCTGCGTGTCTTCGTTATGGAAAAATGGGGTCATGAAAGAGTGGAGTCCAAGTAACTTGGCTTCGATAAGAATCAGGGGTTTTGCGGCGCCAACAGCCAGAGCCAGGCCGGCGGATTTAACGTGTTCGTAGATGGCGCACCGACCATGTTCAGGATCGGCGGATAATAATCCGACGTGCGGCTGACGACACTGTTGCTGAACGTCACCGTCAAATACTGGCCGGAATTGTAGAGCTGAACAAAACGCTCGCTGAGAATCGGATTCGTGGTGCCGATGCTCGTCGCCGGAATGGGCACCGTCTTGAAGGCGATCCACGTGCCATCGTTCGTGCCGGCATGGAAAAACACGGCCGTGTCCGGAAAATAATTCACCCCGTTGACCGTCACGAAATTATTGGTCGCCGGCGGATATGCGGCCAGTTGAAACGTGACCCCGACTTCATTCGTCCCTACCGGCGTCGTGTGGAACGGCGGCGTCGCGCACGCGGGTAGAACGAGCGCGAAACCGAGCATGGTGATGAGGAGGTTTTTTTTCATAATTTATTTCTTTGCGGACTTTTTGCGTTTTTGGTTGAGCATGAATCGGCGGAGATCAGGCCACATGCCATCGAGCTGCTTTTCCATCGAGTCCACGTTTGCGGAAGCCCACGGCGGACCGATTCGCAGGCCGTAAACTTTGCCGTGAGCGATGACCATGATGTCGATTCCTTCCGGTGATTTGGATTGGGGTATTGGAGTTGGTGTTGCACTCATAATTTATTTCTTACCGCCGCCGCCCTGGTTGGTGTTCACCCGCAGCACGGACGGATTGCCGACGGGCATAAAGGGAAATCCGCCGAAGCGGGAATAATTACTGAACTTCGTGTTGCACGTCGTGCGCTGACCATCGCAGCCGGGGAACATTTTCACCACGTCGCCGGCGCTGGGAGCATTGAGGAGTGGTTGCGCGAGATAGAGCGTCACCTGGCCACCGCTGATCGCGAGATTATCGCTCACCATGCGGCTTTGTTTGACGCCGGCCGTGGTGATCTGCACGTAACCGGCAAAGAAAAAATGCGCGGCGAGCGTCGCGCCGTTGGAGCTGGTGATCGTGCCCACGATCAAGGTGCTCGTGCTGGCGTTGTAACTGACCACGGCGGCCGTCCACGTCCACGCCGCAATATCCAAGCCGCAGTTCGACTCAAACAGCACCCAATTGCAATTCGCCTGGTAAAGCCGGCGCGGGATCGTGCGCTCGAAAATGCTGCTCATGCTCGCGCAGTCCACGGAAATAAACGGGGGCTCCGAATCGCACGTGCCCACCTCCCCGGCGAAGTAGCAGCGCAAATTGGAAACACTGTTGCCCGAAACATCGCCCTCGTAAATTTCCACGAGCAGCGGCCACTCCAATTGAAAGGGCAGCAGCAGCGCCAGCGGATTGCCGGAAAAATTCCGACTCTTGATCGTCACGCTCTGACGTTCGAGATTATCTGTCTCCGTGATTTCCGTGTTGTCGAATGGCTGGCTCACCCATGAATGGGTGCCGTCCGAAAGGGAGCGCTCGAAGCTGGTGAAATACCAAACCGTGGGACTGCTCGGAATGGTGAGCGTGAACTTATACAGCATCGCCGTTGCGGGCAGCGCACCCATCGTGGTGCCAATCGTCTCGCCGCTCACGGTCGTCAGTTCCCAGGGCAATTCTTTGAACGCGATCGTGGCCACCGCGAGATCCGGCCGGGTGAACGCAACGGAAATTTTTAGCGCATCAAAACGCGCCAGGATCAAAGACTCGACGCGCGTCGTCGCAGCCGTGAACGCCGTGCCGATCGCTCCGGAGAGCGTCAGTGTGTTGCCGCTCACACTGTTCACTTTCACGGGCACGCGATTCACCAGGTCATCGAGCAGGAGGAAATTATTTCCGCTCAACGCCGAGCCGTCCACCACACTCAACGTCGTCGCGCTCGATGCCACGTTGGCGGTGAGCTGTGATTCACTGATGCCGGCCGGGAGCCAGAACGCCTTCGCTTCACCACTGCGATCCAGAAAAAAGCGCAGGAGGTTTTGACCGTCGAGATTTTGCAGCGTGAATGATTGCGTCACCCGGCGGCGACTGCGTTGGGTGAAATACTGGCTCTGTTGCGCGCGCAGGGCACCGATGCTTTGCCAACTCACATCGTTTTCAGAAGTTCCGGAACGCGGCGGCGTCGCCCAGTTCGGCGAGAACGGAAACAGTGGCGGCGTGCCGCTGCCGGCAGCGAGGCCCGTCGGCGGCGTGAACGTCGCCGGCGTCAGCGAATAGGTGTTGTCGTTTTCAACGAAATCAAATTCCACGCTGGCGAGCGTGTCATTGATCAACGTCGGATCCGGGATGCTGTTCAGCCTGCCTACGCAGAGCGGATAACTCACGCGGGAAAACGGCGCATTGCTGGCCGGCTGCACACTCGGTGCAGCGGTGTCATCGAGGAGCACGTAAAACGCCGCGGTGATTGCCGGCGTCGCACTCGGTTGCGTCAAGCCCGGCCAGAACGGACATAGCACCGCCTGCGTGGAGAGATCCTGCAAATTGTTCCGCAGATTGGTGATGGCCGTGTATCCATTCAACAGCGCGGAATATTTTACCGACAAGCGCAACGTATCGCCCGTGAGCCGGCGCGTCTCGCGCCCGGTGAGGCCACGTTCGTAGCTCGCCGGCAGCGCGGCCTCGATCTGGACAGCACTGGTCCATGACGGCGCGTCATCGAGCAGGAAGGCCGGATTAGAGTTGAACGTGACTGCAATCATTAAAAGTGTGCCGGTGGCGTGGATCGCACGTCCGCCGGCGTGTGGTGGATCAGGAGCCGGCGGGAGCCGTGTTTGCTTCCACAGCAGCGGCGAGCTCGGTGGCTTTCGCATCCAGCGTGACACCGAGATCGGTGAGCGGTTGCAACTGTTCGGCGGTCGCGCCATTCGCGAGCGCGGCGGTCACGGCCGCATCTTGCGCGGCTTTGATGCCGTTGATGACCTTGAGCGCTCCGTCCATCACGGTGGTGGCGCGGGTGACGATCGGACCGAGAACTGCGATTTGTTGTGTGCCTGTCATGGTGTTCCTTTTTGGTGTTTTTTTACTGCGCACTCCAACGCCTCCGTTGAGGCGCGGAGAGATTTCAAAAGGCGTTGCTCGCTCCACCAGGTGAGCACGGCCGTGAGCGCGCTGCCGGTGAGCGTCCCGGCTAGAAAATAGAGGATGAGGAATTTCATAATCAGGCGCTGCGCACGCGGTGAAGGTTTTTGCCGACCACGTCCATGATGTATTTCTCGTGGGCATCGTTGCGCTCGATGTGATCCTGCACCGCGCGCATATCGGTGAAGGAATAAATGCTCACGTTGCTGCCGCCACCGCCGCCACTCATCAGCGCGGCCGTTTGATCGGCCGGGAGAATGGTTCCGGCGGTGTCCGGCACAAAGAGTTCCGGCCCGCGTTCGCCGACCAGTGAGTAACGGCCCATGGGCGGACGGCCGCCATCGGCAAACGCACCGCCGAACATCGTGGATAATTCCGCCGCGCCGATGAAGCCCGGCGCCGCCAGCGCGGCGCCGCCGAACGTCGCGATCGTGGCGAGCGTTGCCGCCGGCGACCAGATCGCGGCCGATGCGGCGGCGGCCGGCGCACTGGCGGCCACCGATGCCGCCTGCAATCCGCGACCAACTGTGGCCATCATCACTTGCGTCAGCACCCAGCGCACGCCCATCTGCACGATGCCCTGCACGATCTCGCCGATGATGGAATTATAAATGTCCGAGAGCGCTTGTTTCCAAGTGCGCGTGCCCATGATCAAACCGGAGATGCCGTGACTGATGCTTTGCACGGCCGTATTGAACACGCTCCCGAACGTCTGTGCCGATTCGCGCGCGAGATTGTTCAGGTTCAGCAGCTGCACCTTGACTAGTTGAAATTGATATTGGAACGAGCTCGCGCCCTGCGTCGTCTGGATTTTGTTTTGCAGATCCACCTGCTGGATCATCAGCTCGTTTATCTTTTGCTGGATTTGTAGCTGCGCAGCCTTGTCCGTGGTGCCGTTGTATTGCCCCTGCAATGAGTTGATCACGGCCGCATTTTGCGCAAGGAGATTTTGGAGCAGCGGCACGGAAGCGGCATCGCGCTGGCGATCGCTGAGGAGCGGGTTGCCATCGAGCGCGCGGATTTTTCCTTCCGTCTGCGCGCGGTTGATGGTCTGCTGCAGTTCGGCGATCTTCTCGAGCTCACTGCGATAGGCCTTCTCGGCGACCGTGCGTTTCTTCGCCGCCTCCTGCAGCAGATGCGTGTATTCGGCTTCCCCAATTTCTCCGGAGAAATAAAACGACTCCGCCAGATTCTTGCGCTCCTGGTATTCCACGCCGCTCAACTGCCCGCGCAGCACGCCGTCGGCATTCTGTTTTTCCGTGAGCTCATCCTCGAGGGCCCGGAGCCGTTCGGAAACGTCGGCGCGCTCGGCGGCGCGGATCTTCCCGACGCTGGCTTCCTGCTCGCGGGATGATTTCTCGGCGGCCGCGCGCTCGAGGTCCGCGATCTTTGAGGCTTCCGCCCGCTTCAGCTCGTCCACGCGTGCGAACACTTCTTTGTTATATTTCGGACCCACAAACGAGTCAGACTGTTGCAGCGTGAGCATCAGCTCCTGGCGCAATTTCTCAAAACGCTCATGTTCCGCCGCTATGAGTTTATCTGTTCCCGAGAGCACGTCCGGCGTGGAACGATCCATCAGCTCCTTCAGCTTCGCCTTGGCCTTGACCTGCTCTTCGGAGACGTGCTTGAACTGGCTGGCCACCCAGTCATTTACTTCCGCCGGCGAGGCTTGCGCCAAATCTTTTTGAACGTCGTGCGTGGTCTGATCCTTGAACGGATCGCCCGTGTGAAAAAATTCTTCCACAGTTTCCGTGTTGTTCCGGCCCAGCGATCCGTCCGCTCGTTTGTAAAGTGGGATGCGCGGGCTCTTACCGAGATAATCGGAAAATTCTTTAGCGCTGGCGTCGGAGAGCAATCCGGCATTTTTGAAGAGCTGAATTTTTTCAAGTATGCCCGGCACCTTGTCGAGCGCCGCCACCAGGTCATCAATTTTCTTCGTGCCGTCGTCCACGCCCCCGAGCACGGCATACCATTCGAGACTGAACACCGCTGCCGCCGCACCGGCAGCCACGAGGTAAGGCGTGAATGCCGCCAGGCTAAAACCCATCGTGCCCACTGCCTGCACAATGCGCGGCGTCTCCATCGCCAGCATCCGGATTGGATCAATACCCGCTACAATGCCATCCGTCATCGCGCGCGCGACGTGGCCCAGCTCCATCATTGCCATGCGGTTTGATCCCAGACCTTTCGTCAATTCCTTGGCGTGCTTGGTGGCCACCTTCAGCGGCGCACTGATCTCCGGAACTTTCTTCTCGACGAAGTCCTTCAGATCAGCGGCTGCCGGCATGGTGTCCGCGACCACTACAATTTTAATCGGCTCGCCCATACTTTATTTTTTGGTTTCGGGATTGATTACTTTCAGCAGCAAGTTGCGCTGCGCACTCCAACTTTTTGAATCACCCTGCGCGGCGGTCATCAGCAGCAGGATCGTTTCCGCCTCCCGCCGGCGATGCGCTTCCGACAGGGCCGTGAGCCGTTCCCAGCTCAACTCGATCGCCGCATCGAGACTCAGGCCGCACCGGGCTGCAAGATCGCAGGCAACCGTGAGGAGATCATGCGTTCGATCAGCTCCGGTGGCAGGTTGCGCAGATTTTCCGCCGCGCGTTCGTTTTGGCGGGCGGCATAGGTAAAAAAACCGTTCGCATTCACCTCCCGCACGGCGGCGTTCACGCGTTCGTAACTCTCCGGGTGCAGCGCTTCCACCAGCCCGCGATTCACACCACATACGAGCGCGGCAAAACCGAACTCATCATCGAGCAACTTCATCGCCGCCGGATAATCCTTCAGCTTGAGCTGGTTCACGGTGAACTCGCCGGCGCGCGAATCCTCGAACGTGACTTCGATCACTTTTTTTCCGAACAGCGTGGTGGCAGCATTTTCATTCATACGATTAAGGCGAGTAGTAAAAGGAGCCGTTGGTGTAGCGCAGGTAGTAACCATTAGCGGGGGAGTTGACGGTGTTGAGTTGGGAGAGCAGCGGCATGGCGCGAATCAGACAGGAAGTATTGGCCGCCAGGTTCGTGGAGAAGGAAGCGCCGTTGCCCAGCACGGTGCCGGTGCGAACGTCGATAAAATTGCAAACGTAGTTCGTGCCGATGCGCAAATCTTTCAGCGCCACTGTGAGGTTCGTGGCCGTGCTGCCGGACTCGTTGGCGAGCACCACCGCCACCGATCCATCGTAAAGCGGCTTGGCCACGATCATGCCCACATTTTTGCCGCAGTCGCGGACGTAGTAGGGAAAGTTTTGCAGGGGATCGTTGTGAATCCCACAAACGCCGGCGTTAGTCCATTGCGAGTAGTTCGCCAGGGAGTCATTAAAGCCGGAGAAGAATGGACTCCAGCCGCACAACGCCATGAGGTTGACAGATGCGGCCGAGCCATCGGCCTCGATGATGTGGCCGCGTAGAACTTTTTCCGCATTGGGATACGTGTTGACGTAGCGGCGGTATTCGCGGCAGGCCTGAATGGAGGTTGATCCATAATTCGCCGAATCCGCCGGCGCGTCATACTGCAGCGCGTTGTGCGCCGTGTAGAGGTCTGGCATCGTGACTGAGGGCACGCCGCCGTTCGGATTTTCGTAGGCAGTGAAGGAAATGGGGCGGGTGCGCGCCGGGATCCACGGTGATCCCGGATCGTTCCAGACGTGGCGTCCGAAGACGCTGTAGTTCGGATAAAGGATGTTCCACGCGATGGTGTTTTCGATGGCCAGGAATTCCGGGATCGTGCAGTGCGTATCGTTGTCTTCGATCGTGTCAACACCCCACAAATAAAGTTTTTGGATGTCGTTGGAGATGAAATCGGGCGTCATGAGCGGATTCCAATTGGTGTGCGCGGCTTGCGCCCAGTAGGCATCGCGGCCCACGGCGGCCACGGCGGAGTAAGTGACGTAAACGTTCTGGTTGGCGTAGTTCGCATTCGTCAGCACCCAGAAGCCGTCCGCGCTGGAATAGCCCGGCTGATTCGTCGCCTGATAGCCAGCCATGTTAATCATGAGTCCGATCTGGATGCCATTGGTGTGCAGAAAATCGACGAGGTTGGTAAATCCTTTGGGGTAGACGTTGGTCCGCTCATAAAGGAATCCGTCGCTATCACGAATGAAACTGCCGACGTCCAGATTCACGCGCACAGGCAGGCCGTTCGATTTCAAATTTGGGATGATTCCGTTCGCGACATACGCCAGGATATTCGTGCGGATCATGTTGTCATTCGTCATTGGTTTGACGGTCCCGCCACCCAAATATGGCTGGTAGGTAATGACGAGCGGCGCGTTGGTGACGGCGCAATGGATGGCTCCGATTGGGAAAGGGGATTCCATGCCCGCGGCAGAAAAACCCACGACCTGGCTGTTGGTGTAAACATACAGTCCGGAAACTTGGGTGGAAGGAATCAGCCCGGTGATGTTGCCGCTGGCTATGGCACCGGAAAATGAATTGCCCGTAAGGTTGCCAAAGACATCGACGCTGAAAGCCCCGTTCCAGTTGGTAAAAGTCAGCCCGCGAATGTTGGCCGACGAGTCAATGACCGGCCAGTAATTACCGCCGTTGGTGGCTAGGATCGCGCCGGTGACATTGTTGGTTTGCGCGGAGATGCTGGTGGCGGTAATCGTTCGCGCATTGAGATTCGTCGCCCACACGGCCGTGAACTGTGCGTTGCTTTTCCCCAAGGCGCCGGGGCTCTCGGGATTCGGGATAATGTCAACGGCCCGCAGCCGCGACGCACAGGCCAGGGCGCAAAACGTGCCGAGCAGAAATAATTTTTGGAAGCGGGGAATAGTGATCATGTTTTAGTTGGGGTATAGAGTTAAACTGCTGCCGGTCCATTTCGATGAACTGGCCGGCGAACTACTTGGATAAATGGCCGACGTGCTGCCGATCCATTGCGACGAGATGCCTGCCACGCCACTCGGATAAATGCCATTGGTTGAATTCGTCCACAGCACCGAGTCAGAGGGGTTGGGAATGATGTTGCCGGGCGGCGTGGAGCTGAAGCCGCCGCCGCTGCCACCGACATTCGTGCTGGCAGTTCCGCCGGCGATGTAACCGCCAACGATATTCGTGCGCGAATAATTGGTGCTCGATCCGCTGCCAGCCGTGAGGTTGGTGCGGGAAAAATTGGTGTTGAAGCCGCCCGCACTGCTCAGGTTGGTGCGGGAAAAATTGGTGTTGAAGCCGCCCGCACTGCTCAGGTTGGTGCGGGAAAAATTGGTGGAGAAAATCCCGGATCCAAAAAGATTCGTGCGCGAGAAATTCGTATTGTAGCCGCCGCTGCCCGTGAGATTGGTGCGCGAATAGTTCGTGCTGAAACTTTGCGTGAGCGATTGGCCGTGGGCCGGAAACGCGTTCACGAGAAAAATCACCCATGCGATTAACACAGCCAGCACGATCAGTTCGGGAATGTTCCTGACTAAAAATTTTCTCACAATGGTTGGCGATGTAGCGGCGCGGCAGTCATCCGGCATTGCCGGACAACCGCCGCGCCCGTGGTTTTTAAGTCGCGGCGGTTTCGGACTCGTCGTCGTGTTTCTCCGGCTTGGTGCTGCCGGGCTTGGCGCTCGTATCCGGGCGGATCAGGTTTTTCGGCGGCGTCTGGTCGAGCTCCGGATTTTTCACCTTATTCACCGCGTGAGTTTTTTCAGTATTCATAGCGTGTGAGCTCAGGAGTTGTTGATCAGGCCGACGTTAAACGAGCTGTAGAGCACGTTGGCTTCCCATTGCGGCTTGATCACACTGCCCTCTTTGCTGGCCATGCCGCCGACGATGCGCAGCATCACATACACATCGAGGTTGAGCATGAAGGCGTTGTTTTGGTCGTAGTGCTCCATGTGAAACCACCCTTTGCGCGGCGGCGCGGAGAGCGGATTGTAAACGCCGCCGGCGCTCGTGAGTTTTTGCGACGTGCGGAAAAACACTTCCATCGCCAGCGCGGAAATGTCTTCCGTGGTGAACTTGAACATGCCCTCCGCACCTTTCTCGATGATGTCATAAAGCTGCATGCGGCCGGGCATGGGCTTGTAGATTTTTTCATCGCCCATGGACTTGAAGCCGCTGTCATCCCAGTCAGCGATCGCGCCGACGTCGAGGTAGAGCGGATCCGTGGGATCAGGCTTGTTCGTGCGTGAACTGGCGCCGGCGCTGCTGCCGGAAGCGGGAATGGTGATGGTATCGCCGTCGCGGAAGAAGAATCCGTGTTTGCCGACGGCGTAACTGCCTATGGGTAGTGACATATTATTTTATGTATTTTGTTGGTTGGTTTCGCCGTGAATCGTTCACGGAAATTTATAGTGTGGGACCGGCACCCGTTTTGGTTTCTATCCAGCCGCCTTTGCATTCCAATTCCAGGGCGATGGCGGCGCGGCCCGGATGGTTCGCTTTTTCTTTTTCGTTTTTCACGATCATCACGTCGGATCCTGTCGGCGTGCAGATCACGCCGCTCGGATTCTCGAGCAACTGCCCGGTGACGAACGGCAGCGTGAGCGCTTCCAGCTTGTAAGCGCCGGGATTGTTGGCCGTGCCAAACAAGGCGTCATTGCGCTTGCCCAGGACACGATCCGAGATCAGCAGTGCGAACGGCACGGTCCGGCGCGTGAGAATTTTGGCGAACTTCACTTCCGTCTCCCAATGTTCCGCCAGGGGAACGATCAGGCAGATACGCTGCTCGCTGATGAGCAACTGTTGAAACGCATCGGTGAGCGATTCGCTATCGAACAATTCCACCCGGAGAAACGCCGCCGTCGTATTGTCGGCGAGCTTCACGGCCGTGACTTGCGTCTTGAGCGCGGCGGCGATGTCGCCCACGGAAACGAGATGTGCGGTGGCCGGTGTCATTGCTTGGCGATGAACGTGCGTCCGAGTAACTGACTGTTTCCAGCCGTGGTGCCATCACCCCAGCCGCCGGCGATCGTGCTTTGCGTGGTGTCCGTCACTTTCGCCAGATTCAGCCGCTCGCCTTCGGCGATCGCCGTGAGCTCATCCCACGTCGTCTTGTAATCATCCGCGATGGCCTTTGGGATCTCACCGAACTGCGCCTGGCTGTAGGCCCGATAGAGCGCGATGGTTCGGCCCCAGTTTGTGATGCTCGCCGGATCAATCACATAGCCGGCGGTGAGCCGGGCGACGTCCGCCGCCGCGCCGTTGCAGATGCCCTGCAATGCGGCATTCGCACCGCCGGTGTCACCGAGCGCAGTGGCGAACTGCGCCAGCTTGTCGGCGGGCAGATTGAGATCGGAAACAGCGAGGCTCACAAATTTTTAATTTTGAATTTTAAGTTGCCGGCGGCAGGGGTCGTGCGGCCTGCCGCCGGCGGTGAACTATTTCTTATCTTTGTCGCCGGGCTTCGGATCTTCGACTTTGGGCTCGACGTATTTTTCGGCGAGCTTCTTCTCGATTAACGCCGCGGCATCCTTGTCAGGGACTTCGAGCGTTGAGCCGAATTTGCGGATATGGCCGCCATGGGCCACGGTTTGAAGGAATTTAATCTTCATATTTTATTGCGTGGATTGAGAGTAGAGCAGCGCCGCATTGACGTTCGTGCCGCAAGTCGTGCTGGCCTGCGTGCATTGCATCTTGCGGATGTTGCTCAAGGTTGTGGCGGGAATGTTCGTCCAGAACACGTTGGTGAACGCCGCCGTGTTACCGACGAGCGGCACTGTCCAGGTGATTGGATAGCCACCGTTGCCTTTCGTCCACGTGAAGCCGTCGGCCGTCACGTCGAACTTCACCGTGTAGTTGGTGGTGGTCGAAGACGGGATTGCCGCGTTAGTGGACCACACCGCCAGGAAGAGCGTCACGCCCTGATTCTGGCGGATCGTCTTGATGTAGGTGTTCGTGCCGCCCGGCGCATTCGTGATCGTCTGACTGTTGGTCAGAGCGAACTGCACCCAGTTGGTGTCGTTATACGCGAAGTTGGGCTGGCCGGTCTGGTAGCCCGCGGCGGCGAGGTTGGTCAACTGCGCTTGTGCCGGCAACGCCGACAATGCGAGCAGTCCGATAGTAGCGCAGAGCAAGAGCATCTGCGTGAGGTCGAATTTTTTCGTGTTGTGCATATTTTTATTTCGATGATTTATTTTGGTTGGTAGGGCGGAGCTGCTGCTCCGCCCCACGATTCAGATCAACCTAAGCAGCCGTTGAGCAGGTAGCCCGTGCCGCTGGCGATGATTTTTTCGGCGACATAGATGTCGCCGCGATGCACATCCGCCTTCACCGTTTCGTCACGATAGGTGAAGATGGATTGTCCATCCGGGCCGGAGCCGGCCGCCGTGGTCGGAGCGCCGCCGCTGTCCAGGCTGGTGATCGGACTGCCGAACGCCGTCCAATTGAACGTGCGGATCGTGCAGGGGATTTCCAGATCCGCCGAATTGATGTCCGTGGTGAACGCCGCGACATTCCCGAGAATGTCCGCCGCGCTGAACGCCTGGCCTTCGTGATTGATGGCTTGGACGTTGTAGGCCACCACGACGCGACGCACGCCGAAGTAACCGGCGAGCTTGTCTTCGTTCAACACACCGGCCGCGGTGTATTTGAAGAGATCGACCAGCTTGTTGTGCGTTTGCAGCGCGAGGAACGTCGGATTGCTGATCGTCATCGTGACCATGCTCTTCGGCGTGCCGGATTGCTGGCGGATGACTTCGCAGGCCGCATCCACATCCGCCTTCGGATTCGAGGCGGGATCGTTCCACGGCACGGCGATGTTCGCCGTGGGCAATGAGGCGAGAAGGGCGACGACGCGCTTCTCACGGCTCACGCGGATCGTGTCCACGATGCGCGCGGTCTTGACGCGGTCGAGGTCAAAATACGTCGCATACTTCTTGCGCTCTTCGTCGGGAGCCGGAGCTTCCAAGCCGTAGTTTTCGCAATTGTAGGTGTCGTTCGTCACCTTGGTCTGGATGCGCGTATAGGGCGAGCCCGGTGCGCGGGGTTTGAGGTCCGGCACATTGGCGATGTCGTCAATGTCGAACTTGTAGTAAGTGCCGGACTGCAGCGGCGCCGGGAAAAACGGCGCGATGATGTCGGCAACGAAACCTTTGGGGTCGCGCATGAAGGCCGTGGCGACCACCGAAAGGATCGGGTTAAGTGTGGCGGTTGTTTGCATATATTATTTTTTATTTGATTCGTAGCAGCGGACGTGAGTCCGCTCACATTGAGTTCGGATCAGGGCATCACGCAATCGGTCTGGATGAAGCTCACGATGTCGCCGGTGGCGATGGTTTTGGGGTTGATGGCGATGCCGCAGCATTTGTCGCCGCTCGATGCGGCCACCACGCCGGTGGCACCCATCTTGACGTAAGCGGGCGCATTGATCGCGCCGCCGGCGATGCACTTGCGGATCGGCCCGCGCGTGTGGACGAGATACGCGCTCGAACCTTCGAGGCGTTCGCTGATGGTGCCGATTAAGATGCCGCTCGCGAGGATTTGAATCTTCTGCGTGTCGGCGTCCACGAGTTCCACGGGATAGTTCTCCTTGCCCACGAGGGCAGCGGCGACGTTCTCCGAGAAACTGTGTTTCGGCCATTCGGTGTAGAAACTTTTGCTCATATATGATTGATGTTGGTTGCGTTGGTTTGCGGATCAGCGGGCGACCTGGATGTCGGCGCGCGGTTTTTCGGAACGGCCGATCAAGATCTCGGCGTAAGCCTGGTTGCCTTCGGGCGTTTTGAGGAACGCTTCCAATGCCTGTGCGTCGGACGCGATGGCTTTGTTGGCTTCCTTGATTTTCTTGGCACCGGCGAGCGCGCGGTTTTCCGGTTCGGAAAATTCCGCATTCGTGTGCGTGACGGTCTGGCCCGCACCCATCACGATCTTCACGGGCGTGCGCGCACCGAGTTTGTTGAGCTGGTCTTCCGCGCTCTTCGCGTTGGCGAGATAGGCGTTTTCCCAGAACTCGATGGCCGCGGTGTCCGCCGGCGCGATCACGCCCTGGGCATTGCCGGGAGCGGTGATGTATTTGGCGACGGCCGCTTTCGCCTGGGCTTTCTTGCCGTCGGTCTCGATGGCGGTGATTTTGGCGGTGAACGGCTCCATGGCTTTTGCCAGGGCTTTGTTCAACGCGGTTTCATCCAGCACACCGGCGGTGGCGGGATCCTTCTCAGCGCTTTTACCTTGTGCGGTTTTGAGCGCGGCGACATCGGCAATGACGGGCTTGAGCGCCTCAGTCATGGCCGCCTGCAGTTCTTCTTTGGTCATGGTGTTTTTTTGTTGTTGTGTTGCCGCGCCCGCCTTAACGGACGCGATGTTTTTGAATGCGGCCTTATTAACTAGGCCGCCCAAATTGGCTCCGATGGCAATCGGTTCGTGGTCATCGTTGAAATACCACTCGGGGGAAAAGCGCGTGAACTCCGGCGCGGGACCCGTGACGGACGCCTTGCCGCTCGCGGTCCATTTGCCCTTCAGCCGGATGCCGCCGGCTTTCGGATCTTCGCCACCCCAATACATTTCCGTGGGGCGACCGGACGCGCGGCCGTCTTGATGATCGAAATCAATGAAGGGAGCATCACCTTGCCCGGCGGCAGCCAGGTTGCGCAGCCGCTGCAGTTGCGCGTTAAACGCCTGCGCGTGTTGCGACTTCACGGTGAAGCTCAATTGTTTTGCCTCATCACCGACGGTGCAGCACGGCGACTGCGCGCCCGGCGGCATCCATTGAATGTCGAACTCATCACCACTGGCCGCGGCGACCTGGATCGGCTCGCCGGCGGAGAAGGCAGCGCGGGCCGTGGCACTTTGCGCTTTGTCCGGGAGGTTGCACATCGGGCAAATGGCCGGCGTTACGTCCGCCGTCGGCACAAATTCATTTTCGCAACCGCGACATTTTATTTTTTTGCTCATGCTTCGGGATTTTCATCCGCCATCTGGCGGTCGAGAGTTTTTTGTGCGCGCATCAGGATCGCGGCTTCGAGTTGCGATTTCGGCGGCAGCGCATCGGTATCTGCCTTTTGCGTCACTGACTTGGTGAGGATGTATTCCACGGTGATGCCTTTGCCTTCCTTCACGGCGAGCACGGCGTTGGCGAACGGGCCTTTGCCGGTCTTCACCAAAAATAATTTCAGCCCGGTCTCCTGCTCGAACGTATGGGTCGAGCGATCATAGGCGCGCTCCTCGACGGGAATCGTCAGCGCACCGGCCGCCTTCGCGCGGATCGGACCGCCAAAAACTTTTTGCGCGATCGCCGGATGATTCACCGTCACCGTCACCGTGTTGCCGAGCACATACGGGTTTTGCACCGTGCGCGAAACGGCGAGCCAGAAGTGCGAGCGGCGTTCGCTCAAACGGTTGGCTTCCGATTTGTCTTTCTGGCGGAAATGCCGTTTGAGCAGATTGCCGACCGTGCGGCCGGACGACATCAGGATCGCGCGCGGGTTTTTCGCCGCCGTGATCTTGCGGGAAAATTCCGCTTGAAATTTTGTATCGTTGAACGAGAGCGTGATCACTTGGCCACCGCCTTTCGATCCATGTAGCCGCGCGCGACGCCGTTCACGGCCGCAGCGCTCATCGCATTTTCCAGCGAGTGCGCGAGCGCTTGGTGATCGAGCTGGTGGAACAGTTCTGGGATCTGCGCCTGCGCTTTCTTCAGCGCGGCCGCAAATTCAGCGTCAGTCACATCACCGGATTTGGCTTTCGCGAGCAGTTCGTGAAAGAACGGTTTCACGCCTCCCAGCCATTTTTCGGAAACGCCAGTAAGCTCTTCGAGCGCGGCATTCACGATCGCCTGATCCGCCGGCGCTTTCGCGCGGGCATGATTGCAGTGATGTTCCGCCAACCGGCCCTGCGCATTGTCGAGACGATCGAGCGTGGACGGATCATTCGGATCTTCGCCAAGCTTCGATTTGCCGCCAGGCGCGGACTGCGCCATCGCCACGAGCACTTCATCGTCCTCATCCGGCTGGATCAAATCGTTGTCTTCAAAATATTGCGCCTTGGAGATTTTCACGCCCGGCGTCGAGAGGATGATCTGATAGCGTTGCGCGACGGTAAGCAGATCCTTGCCCTTGGTGTCCGCCGGCACGAGCTGCGGACATTCCGAGTCGTCGCCGAAATTCAAACGGCACAGCGCCGGCAGCAGCGTCACGTTCAGCACCTTGGCCGTGCGCTTGGCCACGCCCATGATCTTCTCCTGGCGCACATCGCCCTGCAGCGCGGCGGCATGACCGCTGCCGAGACCGCCGCCGTGTGAAACTTGTGTGCTCGATGTCTGGCCCAGAATCAGCACGTCGCAAATCGTGTCCGCGGCGTCGATCAACACTTTGTGCGGCACATTGCGCGCATCGGTCGCGCCTGTCTTCAGTTCGAGGTTCGTGCCGGCCGGGAACGCGCCATAGGCCATGTTGCCCATCTGTTGCAGCATGTCCAAAATCTGCGTGATGGTCTGGTTCGGCACGCCCGGCGCGTAAGTCGCCCAGCGGATCGGCATCCCGAACATCTGGGAGAAGTTCAAAAACCAGTCCCAGGTGAAATTCTGCGCACTCCACCAGTAACCGAGAATGGCGAGCAGCGAGGCATTCAGCGGATGACCGCTCTTCTGCTTGAAAATGGAAACGATGAATTGATCCTTCGGGATCTCCGCCCAGTCGCCGTCCACCATGTTGAGCTGGATGCCCGGATTATTCTGCCGCACTTCGCGCGCGTTCAGCATCAAACGATCATCCGTGATCGTGGATCCGCTCGGATAGCCGTAGTAGCGCGGATGGGTATATTGGGTGGCACGTGGACACCACAGCTTGGCCATCTGCGATTTCTTGACATCGAGGCTGACATTGATCGGGCGCTGCTCGTAGATCACTTGCAGCATGGAGATACCTTTGCCGGCGGCATCCATCACATCGCGCAGCGTATCCTCGAAATCGTTTTCATCGCGCTCCAGATCCGGGCGCATCGTCCAGAGCATCTGCTCGATCACACGTTTGCGGCGTTGCGCTTCCGGCGTGGGCTTGTTGCCCTTCATGGCGAACGGCTGCAGATTCCAACCGAGCCCGATCACGGCCGTCTTCAGCTCGTTGAGGTTCTTGGAGAGACGCGGCCAGGTGCGCTCCATCAGATCGAACATCTGCCACTGGGCAACCAGGTTGCCGCCCATCGCACCACGGATGATGTTTTCGATCATCGCCGGCGTATACATCGAGATCTGGCTCGTGAGCCAGCGATCGCGGACGGACGGATGAATGATCTGCTGCAGGTCCGGACTGGCGAGCCCGGCTTTCAAGTCGGCAGATTTATCCAGGGACGGTGCGGCCGACGTCGCCGTGGTGGTCGCGCCTTTGATGGGCGGCAAACCACCGGCTTGCGCCAGGGGAATTCCGGCTGGGCGGGTAGGCGTCATGCGAGCACCTCCCGGCTGACTACCCTATTTGGGGTAAAGCCCACTTCGTGACTACCGAAAAATCCTTCTATTGCAGCGCATTGCAGCCCAGCCGGGGCAAGGAAGCCGCTCCAGGCTGTCTTCGGACGGTCCCCGGCATTTTTTTTGCCAGCGGCCTTCCTGCCAAATCCAGAATCGGCAATCGTAAATCGCAAATTCAAGAGAGCCTCCGGGGTTGAAAGGCACCGAGCCGGCTGAAGGGAGCCGCCCCGACACCTTGCCGCAGCGTCGTCATCATTTCCGGCGTGATCGCGCCGTCGAGATTTGACCGCAGGGCGTGCAGGGAAAGTTTCTGGCTGTCAAACGTGTCACCGTGTTCGCCGTTCGGTCCCAGTTCGCAGGCAAAGCTACCGCGATCGCGCTTCACCCGGCGGAAATCTTCCTTGATATATTTCTCCGGCGGCAACGTCGCGCGGTTGTCATTGATCTCAGTGGCGAGCAAATTACCAAGCAACGCCTTCTTGGTGATCGGTTCGCTGCCGGGCTGTTCGACCGTCTCGCTGGCGACGACCAGTTCGACGGGCACGAGCGCGGCGAGCTCGCGTTGCACGCGCACGGCAAAGTAACGTTCATTCGTGGCGTCCACCGCCAGGCGCCGGGCGCGTCCGCCTTCGCGGCGTGAGTTCACGGCCTGCGTGATGGCCTTGGCGCGTGCGAGGGCAATGTCCGGATCCGCCGTCTTCCACGCGATGGTGGCCACGCCGCGCCAGTTCGTGGCGTCGATCTCTTCCGTGACGGTGAAGCTGCTCGGATTGCTCGTCTCTTTTTCCGTGGTGGCCAGATCCCAGCCCAGTCCGACCTTGCCGGGTCCGATGTGATCCACCACAAACGCCAGGGCGCGATCGAAATCACCGTCGTCTTCGCAGAGAAAGAAAGCGCAGTTGCCGATGCCGCGCGTTTGCGCCGCGTTCAATTGCACCACGCCGACGGCCGATGTGCCGCCTAATATAAACTTAACGCCGTAGTTACGATCCCACGCATCCTTGTCGTTTGCCCGGCGACGATGTTCCACCGGATCCAATGGCTCGCGCGTCTCCAGATCATAGACCGGCACGCCGTCCGCATACGCGTCGAAGGCATCCACGCGCAGCACCCAGATCCCGAAGTCGGTGCGATACCAGTTGCCAGCCGGATTCACCGGCAACGGTGTGCCGACGGGCGGCACGAGCATTTCATTCGAGAGATGCGCGTCGTCCGGTGAAGGCGTCGTCGCGAAGATGACGCGGAAATTCGGATTGCTCTGCGCGATCGGTTCGATGGCTTCCCACACTTCCGCCCAATTTTTCTTGCGCGAAATCTCATCACAGATCAGATCGCCGGTTTCACCGACGGTGTCCGGTTCGAGCGCGACCACCTTCGTGCGGCTGTAATCCGTGCGATCGTGGTAGTAGCGGAATTCGAGTTTCTGCGCCTCGAACATTTCCGCGTAATCGTCATCGCGCAATTCATCCAGGCTCCGGCCCGTGGTCGTGTCCACCGTCTTGAGCTGGCCGTCGGCATCGGCCGCATCCTGATGCAGCGACGCGATCGCTTTGCGGATGATCTCGGATTCCTTCCGCACCACTTCGCGGCCCAGGGAAAGCTTCACCGAGCCGAAGATGACCGTGTGCCCGCGCTGCTTCATCATCTTCTTAAGACTGATGCTCGCAAGGATCGTGGTCTTGCCGTATTGCCGCCGCGCGAGAAAGCCGGTGATGCCGTAACGCTCAATGCCGCGGACAAAGTTTTTTTGTCCGGAGCGAAATTTGACGATGGTGTTCGCGTTGCTCATTTCCAGAGATCGCCAAAGAGGCGTTGGCCCAGCCGTTCCGTCTTGTCCGCCGTCGGCACATTGCTCGACAAAATCTTTTTCGCTTCCTCGTCCGCAAACCATTTGATGAACAGCTCGCACGTCTCGCGCTGCCACTTCTCGCGATTGAACGAACGCTCTTCCGCCTTGCCCTGCACCTCGTGCCACTTGATCACCGGCTTGAGCATGTTGAACACCAGCTCGCTCATCTCCGGCGTCATGTTCGCTTCCGTCGAAAATTTCAGAATCAACACCCGCACCAGCTTGATCAGCGTTTCCGTTTCCGGCGCCGGATTCTTGGCGAGCATCTTTTCCACTTCGCGCACCTGGTTCGCTCCGGTGGAAATCTGCTTGAGCAGTTTGTCCTGCAGCAGCTCCGATTGCCGCGCCTGCCACCATTCCGATAAACGCCCGGTGGAGACCGTGCAGCCATCCAGCTTGAGCTGCGCGCGCGCCTGCTCGATTGTGAGCCCGTCGCCACCCTTGTCGCGCGGCGTGAACCACTGCGTCAACCGTTCGGCGAACGGATCCAGCTTCGATTGTTTTTGTTTGCTCATTATTCATTCGTAGCAGACGACGCGAGTCGGCTCACAATGACTGCGCCCTGATTTTCCCCCGCGGCGTCAGATCCCACATCACGCCGCTCACCTCGTCATTCGTGCCGGCGATCAGCCGCAGCGTCTCGCAATCCATGATGTGCATCTTGAGATCGCCGTCGGTGAACGACACGTGCGGGAAGGACTGGCGCAGAAAACTTTTCAGCGTGTCATCGGGCATCGGTCCCTTCGCGGCCAGCACGGCCCGCAGGATCGCGGCGCGGATCTGTTGTTCGAGACTGGTCATATTATTCGAGCAGCCCTTTCGCGTTGCGCAGATCGGCGATGATACGGCTGGGCATGTCGTCCATCTTTTTGCTCAACTCGGTTTGCACGGCCTCGATGCGCTTGTAGACACCGGCGCTGCGTTGGCTCGCGTGGACTTCATTGTTGCGGCGATCTTCGCGCAGCTCAGTGCGGATGGCATCGAACTCGCGCTTGTTATCTGCCGCGTGATTTTGAAAATCCGTTTTGCCGACGAACGATTCCAGCAGTTGCACGTTGAGCGGCTGCTCCACCTTCACGTCCTGTTTCTTGAACAGGCCCATGACGCCGACAAACATTCCGACGCCGCCAAAGATGAGCGAGCAGATCAACGCGCCGATTTCCAGCCCGGACATTTCCGCGAACATCATTGGACCACCTCAGTCGTTGCGGGTTGCTCGGCGCTGGTGGCTGGATCAGCAACGATCACCGCGGCGGTGGTCTCCGCCGGGATCAGATCCGAGAGCGGATGCGCGGCGAGATAGTTCACCAGCGCCCGGATGAAACTGACGCCGAACACGGCTGCCAGTTGCTTCAGGTTCAGCGCCGCGACTTCCGGCACGACCTGGCTGATGCCGGCGACGCCGAAAAACGCCACGAGCGAATGGATCGCCGCATCGAGCGCGCTGGCATTTGCCGCCAGCCAATATCTAAGGAGTTTTTGTTTCATGAATGGAGATGATGTTTGCCGCCGTATTTTTCTGCGCAGAAATCCTTCACCGGGATGCGGCGTGAATCGTCGCGCCAGGCAATGCCGCCGAACCAGCGCACGTTGAGATAGATGATCGTCCGCTGCCACCACTTCACCCGGCTCGCCTTCATGGCCTGCAGCAGCAACCGATCGCACGTTGCGCGCGGATAGACCTGCGTGCGGTAAAGGTAATCGTGCAGCACCGCGGCATCCGTGTAGCGGCCGAACGGTGGCAGGATGTTCCAGAACAGTTTCGGCACGCTGGCCATGTCCGTGACAAAACCTTTCGGCACCGCGATGCTGCCGGTGGCGGACGTCCAGAACGCAAACCAATCGGTCAAGCGCCAATGCCGGCCATCCGGCATCTGCTCGAACTCAGCTTGTTTGCAAAAGTGGGCCATGGGTTAAGCGGCAGGAGTGAAATCGACGTAGAACTTCTGGCCCTCGACGATCTTGCCGATCAGATCCGGATTGCTGATGGACATGGTGATCTGGCCCGTCGGCGTCCATTTGGAGAACGAATTGTCATCGCTCTTGCCGTCGGCATCGAACGGCGCTTCCGTGACGGCTTGCATCGTCACGTTCTGAAACGTCTCGCTGATGGTTTCCACTTTCGTGGCCTTGAATTTTGCGCGCATGGTTGGATTCATATTTTTTTATTTGATCGGGAGAATGCCGCAGCCAGCCAGGCCGAACGCGATGACGCCGAACGCCAGCAGCAGCAAAATCAATCCGAGTCTCGTGAGGTTGGTTTTTTTCATGGGATGATGCGCGGAGGTTTACTGCGTTTTTTTGCCCCACCAATACGTCAGGTGAACACCGCCGATGATGTCCACGCCTGGCTGATCGCTCGTGTTGGCGGTGACGATGCCCACGCCGGCTTCCCAGCGGCTGCTGATGCGCCATTCCTTTTCAAACCCGGCAAACGCATAGTTCGCCGGTTCATGCCGCCGGAAGTTATAGACCACGCCATCACCGGCAATCGTCTTGACTGTGCCGAGCAGCGGCCAGTTGTTCGTGACGCCGATGCTCAGGTTCGCGCCGCCTTCGTAGAATGTTCCGCCGATGTTCGCGCCGACGACGCCGGCATTCAGCGATCCGCTTTCATTCAACGGCAGCGTGACCATGACGGCCTCGACCCATTCATGCGACGTGGTGTTCTGACCTATGCCGATGCGCACCGTGGCGTTGCCGTTCGTGGTGAATGGCCGCAGATGTTGGAACGTGCTCCAGATGTCTTTGCCGGCGGCGATCAAATCCTTTTGCGTCTGACCGGAGCCCACCACGATGCCGTTGGATTCCACGACGAGCGTTTGAATCGTCGGCGGCGGAACGCTGATGCCGCTGCCGCCGATCACCACCGGATCAGCGACGGCGGAAACAAGCGCGAGCGCAAAGGTAAAAATAAGTGCGAATGTGAATTTGAATTTCATGCGAGTAGTGGGTTGAGGTTGATGGATGGAAGGGCGCAGCCCATTGGCCACACCGCTAGGTGTCCGCCGAGACGCCGGCCTATGAACAGCATCTTCCCTCCCCGTGAAAACATGCCGGCCAAACCAGCATTGATGAAAGCGGGGAGACCTTGGCGGCAGAAAATTAAAGCGGCGGCAAATGATCCGGAGATGCGAGATGAAGCGCAGCCAGTTGAGGCGAGATCAGGAGCCGCCGCAAAGGGCGTAGTTCCCGGAAGCGGGAAGGTATTGTGGTGATTAACTGCAACTGCGTGTTTCATCTCGCACGCAGCATCCCAAAGTTCCACGTGGAAGTATCAGTCGCGGCGACTGTAATCGTGAAGTCCCTTTACCGGTAGCAGCGGACGTGAGTTCCGCTCCAATCAAATCCCCTAACTAATCCGCCGAGACCGTAGAAAATTCTCGATGCTCGCGCGAGAAAATAAGCAGAACGAGTTCGGACCATCCGCCTGGCGCGGCTCGCGCGTCACCGTGAAATGCTGCTTCAATTCGTGAACGTGCTGGTGACTGCACGCGAGAATCCGCTGCAGCTCGGTGCTCCGGATGTCGCGGTTCGGCAGAATGAGTTTGTAAACGACGCCCTCAGTGATCGCCGGCATCGGCTGCTGATAACAGAACGCCCAGGCGCTCGGTGCGTAGATGCGGATGCAGCGCCGCTGCCGCTCGCCCTGCACGAGCGCGATGTCCCAGGCGAACTTGATCACGCGATTCTCCACGTCCGCCACGAGCACGTCATAGTCACGATCGAAAAAATCCGCGCACGATTCCAACGCGAGCGTTGGCTTCGTGCGCGGCAATTCCAATTTGGTGAAATCGAGCTGACTCATTAAAAAATTACGGGCGCGTGCCGAAGATCGTTCGATGACGACTGCTGTGGTCCGACACCGCCCGCGCGAACTTCGACTTTAGCAGCGGTGTCAAAACCCTATTCAGATTCCGAATAAAATTTCAACGCCGGCAGCGTAGCCAGCACCTGGTTGTTTTCCATCACGATCAGGCGGCCGCTCGGATCCGTCAGCGGCGTATCGCCTAGCAGCACCGCGTAGTGCGATGCCGTTTCCTCGTCATAGCCTAGCGCCATGATCTCGTTGCATAAATTGGTCAGACCTTCTTCAGTGATCATATCCAGTTGAGTTGTTTGAACATTGCTTCCACTGCGTCCGCGATCGGCGCGAAATCATCCGCGTGCCATTGCCGGAAACGCGCCAGGTTTAATTTGTCCTGCATCATCAGCGACGTCTTGATCTGCAGCTTGAGCAGTTCGGACGACGAACGTTCCGCGATGAATTGCGCATACACGCGCGCCCAGATTTCCACGGGCTTCAAATAATAATTGATCACGCGCCGCTCGCTGTAGGAATCCGCCACCTTCAACTGCGCGCGCAGATTTTTGATCGCATCCGTTTTTTCCGCCGCCGCCAGAATTTGTTTCATCGGATCATAGCCGGTGCTCGTGGCGTAGTTGCCTTTCACGCCCAGCGCGGAGAGATCCAGAAAGTGTCCGATCTCATGCACGGCCGTCAGCGCCGGCCACGAGCCATCCGGGCGCACGGCGATCAGTTGTGTCTCGATGCCGCGCGCGGTCCATACCGGCCGCATGTAACCCAGCGCATCCTGGCGCGCCGTCGTCTTTAGCGGAATCGCCGGCAGCTCGCCGTCGTCGTGGACTTCGTCGATCGCCTTGAGCGCCTCGTCCACTTCCTCTTTGAGCGTGCCGCGCACGCGCACGGTGATCGCATCCGAAACGGGCGCAATGTTTTTTGGCACCGTTTCCGGCGCCGGGATCGCGCCGGGCGGATGCGCGTTCCACCGGATCACGTCGCCCTCGATTTTTATTTTCGGGCCGAACACCTGTTTCATTTTCGCGAGCAGCTCCGGCTCGATGCCGTGCGCGCTCGCCTGCAGGTTCGTGTTCAGGTATTTTTTATCCGGCACCAGCTTCTGCCCGCGCTTCAGCAAGCCAAGATCAATCGCTTCATCGCGATCCACATCTTCCACGTCGTGACCGCAGCCCCAGCCCCACGGTCCCCACGGCACGTGAAAGTCCTGGTTGATCACCAGCGCCCAGATCGGATCCGTTTTCAGAAACACTTGGTCTTCGTAAATGTTATGCGATTGCCGCGGCTCCTTCACCGCCTTCACCCGGATGAAACGGCTCGCCGGAAATTCATTCAGCACGTCCGGATCCATGCCTTGCCGCCAATAACCGTAGTCGCCGGCCTGCTGCGTCTTGATGTCGAAGATCAATCCGAGCCGCCGCTGGCTGGTGATGTCGCGCAGGCCGCCGCCTTCGCGCTGCACGCCCATGCTCGCGAGCAGCTTTTGCATCTGGTCCACGAACGCCGCGCGCCCACCGGTGGCGAGCAACGTCTGCCCGTCATCGAGCCGCTTGGTGTTCGCCGCCAGGTAATCACCCAGCGAATCTTTCATCGCCTGCAGCACGCGCACGCTCTCCACGTTGGCGGAAAAAAAAGCATTCTCGCGCAGCTCCACGGGCAGATCACTCCACTCGCTCGAAGACAACGCCGCGCCGACGGGCGACTGCGCACCGAGCTTGTCGAGCGCCTCTGCGAACGGCATGGGTTTTACGAATTGCATAAAGTTTTTTTACCACCAAGGCACCAAGCCACCAAGTTTTTCCGGCCTTGGTGTCCTGGTGTCTTGGTGGTTCATTTTCATTCAACCTAATCGCGCGTGCGCATTCTGCCGGATGCTGATGCTGCGTTCGATCATCTTCTTGCCCTGGCTCTCCAGCCAGTTCGCGCAATGCGCGATCTCCTCCGCCGTCGCGTGCTCGATGTGCTTGTAGCCGCGCTGGCCGCTGATGATCCATTTGCTCGCGCTCGCCAGCGACCGCACATCGCGATCATGCAGCCGGCCGCTGCAGGTGAGCTGCACATCCTTGGCCGTCATCCAACACCGCCCGCCCTGCAGCAGCTTTTCAAGCCAGGCGACATTCGCATCCTCCGGCCGGGACTCGAACAGTCCCAGTTGCGGATCGCGAATCGGCGGCGCGGCACTCATTGCTTCACCGGATGACAGGTGAAATGTTTGAACGGACGGAATTCTCTGTCTCCCAATTCGCGCTCTTTTTGGCAGTGCCGCAGCACAAAATCGCGCGTGACGTGAGAGTTCCATTTGATGCGTATTGGATAAACCGAGCCGCGATCAGTCTTCCCTTTGAAACGAAAAATGGACCAGTAATCCGAACGCTCGTTCGGATCGGGCGGCGATGTTTTTTCCGTGCTCATTTTGAATGGGTGACTTTGATGGTGATTTTGCGGCGCGATTTATTTTCGAGCGCGAACGCGATCATCTCCATGAGCTGCTCTTCTCCCTTGTGCCGGTCGGTTTTTGCCTTGAGCTTGGCTAGATGCGTCTCTGCGTCCGCACGCGGAAACGTCCACGTCTGAACCATGCATGATGTGGATTTGCCGCCGCCGGTTCGCAGCTTCATTCTGAATTTGTAGGTGCAGCTCATAGCTCAATAGTCTTTGTCAAAATCTTTGAACTCGTCCTCGCAGTCCGCGCAGCCGAAACATTCCACTTCGCCGTGGTTGTGACAGACGCAGAAATCACCACCGCAGAAGCAGGCGATGCTGCCGAGTCCGCCGCAGCCATCATTGCGCACCGGCGCGAAGTATGGATCCTTTTCACCACACCAGCATTCGTTTGATCCTTGGTGGATACATAGTCCTGGTTGGTCCATCGGATCCGGCTGGCGCGTGAATTTCATGCCTTGCCGGCGCAACCATTTTTTCCGGCGCCGGCGCGACCAGCCCAGCTCGATGAGATAGCGCTGGCAAATGTGTTCCGTGTAATACGGATCGCCGGCGACCGCCAGCGCGAGATTGATTTGTTCGCTCATGCTTGTTTCACGGTGGCCACCGTTGGCCGGATTAAATTATTTTCATTCACCTGCAGCGGCAGCACCGGCGGGTCGAACATTTTTTCCGACGCGTTGATTTCCAGCTTCACCGCGAGCTGATCCGCCTTCAGCTTCGGACTACGTTTGCAGACGCGCACAATCTTGGGCGACATCCATGAGCGCGGTGATTTCTCGAACACGATGTAGAGCGTGTTGCTCATAGCAGTTGATCCTCCTTCGCCTTCATCTCCGTCAGGATGCCCAACAAGGCGCGCAGGTTCGGCAGCGGCAGATCCTCGTGGAACGGTTCGTTATAGACCGGCGCAAAACTCCGGCGGCAGATCGAAATGATCATCGCATCCGGCACGCGCAGCTTGTTGATCGCAATCACCAGCCGTTCCCGCGCGCCGATCGTTGGATCCTCCAGGCGCATCGCGGCGGCGATATTCGTTTCCTCCTGCATCAGTTTCCAGAGGCTCGTGATGCTGTCCACTTCGCGGTTGTTCAGCTTGAGCGTGTCTTTGTTCGCGCTGATCGCGGCGAGGTAGCTGCCGTGCCGCAGATCATCCAGCGTCATCGCGCGATGATGCTTCAGCGCGATGACCTCGCCCGCGGCGATGACTTTGGCCACATGAATGTTCGTGCTCTCGCGCTCCATCACCAGCCGGCCCGCCTTCATGTGCCAGCCCAGCTTGCGACACGTCTGCGTCCACAGCGGAAAGAAAAACCGGCGTTGTTGTTTTTCGGTCATGGGAATTTTATCAGCCGCAGCGTGATGCCGGCGCGCTTGCAGTCCGCCGTGGCCTGCTCGCCGTGCTGGCGGCAATAGCGCAGCCGGCCGGGCTCGACGAACTCTGCCGGATCATTGCAACGCCGCTGCCGTCCATCCTCGCGCATCAGAAACTGGCAGCCCGTCGGATCCGCTTCCGCGATCTTCGGCCGTTCACTCACGCGATCGAGCGGATGCGGCAATTCCAGATCCGGCCCATACTTCCGCCACATGCGGTCCACCGCCTGCCGGCGTGCCGGCGTAAAATGGAACGCGCCCGTCGGCAAACCAACGTAGCTGCCGAGAAATGATTTCTCCCACTCGGTGAGCAGCACGCCGTCATCCCGCTTCACGTTCACGGCGAGCGCGTTCAGGAATTCGCAGAGATGTTGATCGTTGATCATACCAATCGCCTCCTCACGGTCGCGAGCCGGCTGGCGAGCTGCCGGCAGCGCGCCTGCACCGAACTCGGCAGCAGCTCGTAAATCGCCGACATTTCTATCGCCAGCGCATCGAGGTCCATCACCAGGCTCTTCATCTCCGGCACGCGGGTGGCCACCGTGCCGCGCGTCGTGAGCCCGGCCAGCAAACGCCGGTTGGCCAGCGACCGCCAGTTCGCCTGGGCACGCACACGCACGGCGAGCGGCCGCTTCGCGCGGCGCGACCAGCTTCGAGTTGTGCGTGCTCCAGGAGTCATGATTCAGATTTTGCCGAACGCCGCCGTCTTCCGGTATTGCCGCACGCCGGCGGATTCGATCCACTTTTTATTCAGCCAGGGCAAAAGCCACTGGCTCGCATTTTCTTCTGTGCGCGCCATCAGGTCGGTAGAGGAAAATAAGACGGGCAGGCTCTCGCCGATCTTCAATGCCGTCTCCGAGAATGGTCCCGCTGCCACCGGCTTTTTGACCTCCTCCGTTTTCTCCAGAAGAATTTCCGGCACCGGCTGTCCGTAGATCGCGCAGATTTTTTCGATGCGCACCTTGTGGATTTTGCACACGCGGATGTAGGCCGCGTTGCTGTTCACCACGATCTGCGGCAGCGCCTTGCCATCCACGAACGCCGCGAGATGGTGGAACACCACTTGCCGCACAATCCAATTTTCTTCGCGGCTGCCAGCGCTCGTGAGCCAGTTGCGCAAATGCAGCAGCGGATTTTCCCGCGTCAGATTTTCGCCCGTCTGCAATCGGTCCAAGGCATCCGCCGTTTTATCCGCCCAATGCGCGCGCGCCATGATGAGGCACGCCGCCACCGTGGTCTGCCGCACGCCGGTTTGCGTGATGGGATTCGCCAGCCACCAATTGATTTCCGTTTTGTAGAGCGCGAAGACCGCGAGGATCGTATCCGTGGTGGACTTGCTTACGCGACTCAGACCGAACGCGGCCGCCGCGAGCGCGTTGCAAATCTTCACCACTTCGCCGGCCTGCTTCTTCGGCACGTCGTGCTGCAGGTGGAGTTGATCCGCCAGCGTGCGGGCGCGACCGCGATCCACGGCATCCATCGTCTTGCGTTTTTCCTTCTCCGCCGGCCAGCCACTGGAGACCAGCATCAGCACCGGGCTTTTGGCCCGCACGAGCGCCTGCAGGCGATGCTGGCCGTCAATGAGGTTGTCGGCGTCATCGAAGGCGATGCCCTGGTGCGTCGTCATCCACGCGCCGTTTTTCATATCGAGCACGTAGCCGTTCACGGCGTCTTCGCGCAACTTGCGATTGCGGTGATTCGCCTGCAGCCAATCGGCCGCGAGCTCCGGTGTCACCTGGACGAACGTGAACTTCACGTTCGCCAGCGACGTGTTTCTGATTTCGGCGGCAGGGATTTTCACGTCTCTACCCCCCCCCCGATTTTTTCAGAATTATTTTGCATAGTGTTTTTTATTGAATTTTCCGTCAGTGAGTCTTGGTGTTGGCGTCGCCCCACATCACCTTGATGGCGCACTTCGGGATGCCCGCCTTGTCGCGGGCGATGCACGCGGTGAGGAACGCGGGCGCTTCGGATCCGAAAACTTCATCCGCGTGTTTGCGGAATTTTTTGCCGGAATCAAACCGGTTCTCGAACTTGTTCACCGCCTTGAAAAATTCCAGCACCTTGCCGTCATGAGTGATCGAATCCACGATCTTGAGATGGCGCTCACTGCCCTTACCGAATTCCCCGATGATCATGTCGCTCGTCAGGATGACCGGCACGGCCTTCGCGGTGCCGGCGGCGATGAACTGGCGGCCTTCGCGATCTGCGTCGTTCAGATCCACCTGCTCGCCGTGGAGCGCGGCGTGCTTCACCCGCACCTCGATGTCCTTCAGCTCGACGGAAAGTTTTTCCATCTCCGCCGTGATCTCGAGCCCGCGGTCAATGTCCGCACGCAAGCTCACGAGAGCCTCCCTTCCAGGATCGCGATGCGCTGTTCGACCTTGACCATCTCGCGACGCACGCGGAGATTCACCCGGTCCGATTCGCGCTGGATTGTTTTGCGCGTGCTGTTGCACAACTTGATGGCGGCGGCCTCCTGCTTGTTCAGCGCCAGCCGCGTTTTTAAACTGTCGCGCATGATTTTGGCCTTGGACTTTTTCAAGATCCGCAGCTCCGCGCGATATTCGTTGTTCATGTTCATATTCGATTTAGTGGATGCGTTGATGGATCACGTGCCGACGGCGCGCAACTCCGGTTTGAGTTTCTCCAGCGCCGCGATCAGCGCCGGCGCGTATTTGTCGTCCATTATCACGGCCGTGCGATTCTCGCCGCGTTTTTCCTCGATGCGGAAAAATTCACCGCCGCGATTCCGGCGCAGGCTGATCTTGAAAAGTTTGCGATCGGCCTCGATGACTTCGGTGCCGAGAATTTCATCGGGCTTCTGCATCGGCCGGCCAGGGAAATGTTCAGCCGGCCGGGCGATGAAGGGCTTGCGTTGGTGCAGGTAACTTTTGCTTTCCATAATTATTTTCTTTCTTTGGTTGATGGTTGAGTGAGTTAGAGCGTGACGAGAATTCCCATGGCGAGCATCCCGAGCACGAAGCCGGCGGCGATGGTGACGGCCGTATCAATGATCGCGAGCACGCGCTGGCGTTCCCGCTCTTCCAGGTTGCGCAGGCCGCTGGCGTCGTCGTGAAATAACTGCGGCGGCAGATTTTTGGTGACGTGTTGCATAATTTATTTATTTCGTAGCAGCGGACGTGAGTCCGCTCCAATGAGTGTTCTTTGGTTCGCCGACACGCGCCGGCCGTTGAGGCGTTTGATCGCCCGTTGGTTGTTGCGTTGCACCTTGGCTGCAATCTTCAGGCAGCGCTGGCAGTTGCAGTCCGCCAGGTCTTCCTGCGCCGGCGCAAGCAGCAGGCCGCAGCGAGTTTTGTTGTAGGCCAATTTGATGTGGACCTTGAGCCCGCGATCCACCGGCACGGCTTTGGTGATGCGCACCGCGAGTAGATGCCGCGCCGTGGGCGAAATGGCTTCGAGCAGCGATTTCATTTCTCCCTCCATAGGATGAGGCGGATCGTGATCCACCAAAGGCCGATGCCGAACACGAGCTGGAGCTGGCTTTCATCCGTGACTGGATTCTTGAAATAGCCATAGGCAATCGTGCTGCCGAGCAGGTTCGCGTAGCGATGCCCGCGCCCGGAGCGGTGAATCTCAAGTCGTTTCATGCCTGCCTCCCATTGGCCGCACCGCCAGGTGCCTTCACCGGCTCCGCCAGCGCCCGTTCCTCCAGCGCCGCCTCGATGTAATCCACCGTGAGCGGCGACTTGTCATCATCCGCCGCATCCTTCGCGTCCTGGATGATTTCAAAGAAGCGACGGATCCGGCCGCGCGTGTGCCCGATCTTCTTCAGCAGATCCTTGTGCTTTTCCGCCGCCTTAAAGCCGACGGTCTCCGCGATGAGCACGAGATCCGCGATCGGCGGATAATTCGGCAGGCGCAAAAATCCGTCGCGTCCACCGGCCCGGCCCTCGAACTGTTCGAGATAGATGCTCTCGCTGTTGAACATCTGATCTTCGTTTTCCGGCGTGATGCTCCAGACGATCGCGCAGCCCGTCTCATCTTGCAGCGAGCGCAGGAATTGATACGCCGGCTGCGTCTCCACGCCCTTGCCCATGGCCACGAGCTTCTTCTCGCTGCGCACCATGTCCTGCATGTTATCCACCACGATGCACTTCGGCGTGCCGTTCACCGCGTGCATGCTCTCGAAGATTTTCGCCCGCGCCGGACCGTAGGCGATGCTGCGGCTCGCGCCGCACTTCACCGCCAGGCGGATGATGAATTCCTTCAGCGAACCATTGTCCGTGGATTCGAGCCACTTGATGTTCGGATCGCGCATCGCCAGCTCCTTGTAGCTCGCCGTCTTTTGCGTGCCCGTCGGGCCGACGATCACGCGCAAACGGTTCACGCGGTCTTTCTTCATCGCCTTAAAGATCACGCGGCGGATCGTGTGGAACGTCGTGGTTTCGACGAACGGCATGCCGCCCTGCAGCAGCTCCACGCGCACCGAGTCGCGCACGGCGATGAACGCGTTCTTGAGGTTGGTGAACGCGACGTAGGGATTCGGCAGCTCGTTGCCTTCGGCGTCGTGCTTCACGCGGCCCTTGAACACGCGCACCCAGTTCGTCTTGTCGATCGAGACGCCGACTTTGCGGGCGCGTTCCACCCAAACATCGACATCGCGCTTGCATTCGTCGCGCAGGAAAATCTTGGCCTCGCGATAGAGCGGCGCAATCTCCGGCGGGAACAACTGCATCTCGGCTTCGATGTGGGGATCATCGTAGTAGATCGTCGTGGCCTGCCGCTTTTCGTTGGTGCGTGCTTCACTCATTGCGCACCTCCTTCGATCAACGCGTCCGCCGCGAACGGATTCTTGAGCAGGTTTAGTGCGAGGTTTTTTGCCAGCTCCGTGTGCCGTTCGCCTTCCGCGCGAAGGCGGTTGATTGCTTCATTGGTTTTCAGTTTCATCTTCTTTCTCCAGTTGGTTGTTGTTTGTTCCGTAGCAGCCGACGTGAGTCGGCTCTAAAATTTATTCGTCGATAAAAACCGGCTGCATCGCGCGGCGTTGTTCACGTTCCTCTTCCCGCGCCAGGCGTGCCGCCGTGCGCTCAAATTCCTCCTGCTCCACACCGCGCCCCGTGGCCGCGCGTAGAAAGCGGGATTGCGGCGCCGGCGCCGTGTTCCGGTTATCCACCGGCACCACGTTTTGATTTCGGGTTTCGATTTGCGTGATGCCCGGCTTGCCGTCGGGCCGCGTGGCCTTGACCACGCGCACGAGCGCCTGCGCGTTCTGACGCGCCGCCGCCAGGCCGATGTCCGGGAATTCCCCATAGCCCAGCTTGCGCAAGTTGAACCGTGCCTGGCGGTCGGTCATCTCCGCATCGCCCAAAATGCTCTCGGCTTTGAAGCCCTTGAAATCGTTCACCAGAATCACCTTGCCCGGCGCGTCGAGAAACGGGTTGTAATGCACCCGCACCTGCGCCCGGTGAAACTCCCTCATCCAGTCTTGCCCGAAGTGAAACACCTGGCTAAGTCCATCCATGAGCTTCACGGTGGTCTTGACGATGAAACCTTTCACCGTCAGCGTCGGCGAGATCACCGGCGCGAACATCCATTCGCTGCCCGCATCAAGCGCGCGCAAATTCTTCGGCGACTTGTCGCTCCAAAATTCATTCGGGATCCATTTGCCGTAGCGCGAGTGCAGGATGCGCTGCGCGTTGTGTTCGTTGATCGCTTCGTGCAGCGCCTTCACCACGGCATCGAGCGGCAGAAAATGTTTGCGCGGATCCGTCGCACCGGCGCGGCAGCTCATCAGCAGCTTCGTCGTCTCTTCGTCGTCGCGCATGTTGCGGCCGACTTGCCCTGGCAAAAACGAGAGCTTCGTCCACAGCTTGTTGAACAGCGTCTCGATGATCTTCCGATGCGGCGAGTGAACGTGCTGCACCTTGATGCCGGCGCGTTTCAGCGTCTCGTGGACGAGGTTGGATTTGCTGATGCCCATTTCGAGAAACATCCCGCGTGGCATCCCGTGCTCGCGAAAAGTCGTGTGCATCGTCGCTGTCAGATCTTCGGCGCGATACGAACTGCGCGGCCGCGCCGTGAAGGAAAAGCCCGGAATGAAATAGCTGCGATGATCGGCGGGCACGATGAATTGGAAACGGCCGCACATCACGCCGAACTTGTCCCAGCACTTGTCGCCGGGCCGTTCGATCGGCACCGTCAAAATCAAATTGATCGTCGCATCGTCAATCGTCCACCACTCACCCGGCTCAATCATCCGCTCCTCGCCGGTGGTCTCATCCACCGTGATCTGGAGCGAGCCAGGGCTTTGGACGTATTGCAGCCACGCCCCGCGTGGCGAGCGATAGGCCCGCACCGTGGTTTCGCCCACGTCAACCTGCCGCCGCATGGATTCGGTTAGCAACGGCTTGCCGGCCTCTATGCGTTCCTGTAGCAGCCGACGTGAGTCGGCTCCAATCTCTCCGGTCTTCAGCGCGTGCAACGTCGCTTCCTGCGGACTCCCCGCCGTCATCGTGCGATTCGATTGCAGCGTGTGTGCCGCAACGCTGCTGGCTTCGGTTTCCGTGAAAGAATATTTCGCCGTGCGGCCGGGCGGAGATTTTTTGGCGAGCGCATTGACCAGCACTGAGCGTTCGGGTGTGCTCTCCCAGTTGGCACTGGCACGTTTGATTGCCTTGTTCCAGCGGCAAAACTCCACGGCGGAAACTCCGGTTTCCTTGCGCACTTTTTTCCAATCGTGCGTGGGATTCTGTTCGCGGTAATTCCGCACCGCCTCGAACTTGGCCAGGCACAATTGCCCGTGCTCGATCTGCGCCGTGGTGAGCCGGCGCTGTGGCCTCACCGCTAGGTGACGTGCCGGGTGATTCATGACCCCATTATCTAAAGGCGGCACCGGATCTCCCGGCACACCACATCCCGCGCACGCAGCGGCCTCAGCCGCAAAATTAGAATCCGGCTGACGGACGGGCTCAAGGCCTGTATCCGCACGGGCAATCGCACCTGTGTTCTCGGTTAGGCCGTCGCCGGAAAATGTTGAATCTTGGTTCATGGCTAGTCTTGGATCGGGCGGAGAAATTTTTCCACGCGCGCGAACTCGTCTGAATCTTTCGGGATGTATTGGACTTCGCCGCATGCCTTGAGCAGGGCGATCACATCTTCCAACGTCTTCACTTTTTCCCAGTCCACCTCCATGAAGTGCTTCTTGAAATAAGCATCGTCCTCATCCTCATCTACACCTGGTAAATAGCCGTTGGGCATGTAGCCCTCTGCGCAGAACGGGCATTCCGCCACGCCTTCCGGCGTATCCTTGCCGCATTTAAAACAGGATCTCACTTGACCACCTCCATTTTCCGAGCCGAGTCGCGATAGGACTTAGCCAGCGACAAATACGTGTCCGCCACTTCGGAAACTTTTTTGCCAAGGATGGCTGCGATGGCATGGCGATCGCGCCAGTAGCCAGCCCAACTGCGCATCTGCCCACGATGCCACGCCGATTCCGTCAATTGAGGATCACGCTTCAGGCATTCACTGAGCGGGCCAGAGCAGTTCGCAGGGACGAAGATTTTAGATTTCACTTGGCCACCTCACTCTTGTGCGATTTCAAAAACTCCTTGATCGTGCGTTCCGTCACCGCGCACGTCGCCGCCACGGATTCGATCTTCGTCAGAAATTCCTCCACGCTCTTGCCCTTGTGTTCCACCAGCTCGGTTTCCAGCGCGCGGATCCATTTGCGGATCTCCGGCGCGGCCTTGTCCGGCGTGCTAAAGCGTTCGGCGCGCGTCGCCAGGCTGTCCAGTGCATCGCCGAACAGCTCAAGCTGCTTCTGCGGCAGCTCATGCGCGCCGCCCGTGAGCCGGCCCTTGATGCCGGATTCCACGTTCCACAGATTCTTTTCGCCGGTGAGCAGTTGATGCTCGAAATCCAGCTTCAAATCTTCCTGGAGGGACCGCAGCTCGCCCGCGGATGGCACATCGAGATCCAGATCCGTGTGCAACTTCTTCAGGGCGGTGAATTCCGGCTCGTTGAGCCACTGCCAGACCGCACGCGCCTTGTAAAATGTCTCCTTTGTGACACCCCAGCGGATGCAGAGGTTTTTGACGGATTCCTTGGCTTCGTCGGACCCTGAAGTCAAGTTACTTGACTTCGAGAAACATTGGGGTTTTAGCTCAATTTCGTTCGTCTTGCGCCCATGCTTGAGGTTGTCGAGGCGGCGAAATTCGGCACTCAAAACGACCTCCTGAATGATCGGCATCATCAGATAAGCCGTCGCGCCGCGCGTCATCTGCTTGCGGGCGATCAACGTCTCCGCAATCACCACGCCGACCATGTCTTCGGGGATGATTTGGCAGGGCACTTCCTTGAACTGCCAGTCCTTGGCCGATTCCCAGCGCCAGCCGCCGTCCGCGATAAAACCTTCCGCCGTGATCAGCAACGGCTGCAGCACGCCCGTGGCCGCGACGCTGTCGGTGAGCGCGATCCAATCCGGCATTTCCTTGTCGATCCCAGGGAAGTGTTTCCGCAGCTTGTGCAGCCGCAGCGTTTTGGGATCACGATATTCAATTTTGTGTTGTTGGTTCATGTGGTTCATAAAAATTGCTGCCGATCATCGGCTCAGTTCTCGCCGCTCATGTGCAGCAGGCAGCGGTCAGTGCCGCGAAATATCCAGGCGAAGCGCATCGGCGCACTCACCAGCAGTGTCAGGATGCCTGTGCTGTCATGCCCGATCTCCGCCTTGAAGGAAATGCCGCCACTGCACGTTTTCAGCCGGGTCGGCAATTTCTCCGTCAGCGCAAAGCCTGGCTGGCTGCCGGAGAAGAGTTGCCCCGTGAGCAGCGTGATCTTTTCATCAAGCTGCTGGCTCAACGGCATCGGGGATTCGTTCAATTTCATAAAATTTGTTCGTAGCAGCGCGACGTGAGTCCGCTCCAATTAAAGCTCCACGGCATATCTCCCCACCGGCGGCGTGGCGTAGCGGTTGAGGAAACCGAAGCGCACATCAATCGCCCGGCGCAGGCTTTTCTTTTCATCCGCATCCAGATCGGCATCGTCGGCAATGTCCCGGCGCGTCGCGTGCAGATCATCCGCGTGATCCATGCGTGAGATCGAAAATTCGTAAGAGTTCGGGTGCATAAATAATTTTCCTTCCATCAGGTGTTCACCTGATTCGTAGTTCCCCCCACTTGCTCCGCCGCCAGAGGCCCGGCAGACTGCATCGTGGGAGCTGACTGCGTTTTGATAAAAGTGGCGAAACGAAAAACTTCAACGTCTTCATCCGGCGCATCCGCCGCCACCAACGGCGTCAGCTTCACCGTCACCAGCCCGCGGCTATGTTTATTGATCGCGTTTTCCGAGAGCCGGCGAACGGCTGCCAGGCAGGCTTCAGGATTAAGGGAGACGAGTTTCATTTTGCAGTTTCTTGAGTGGCGAGTTTTTCTTCGATAGCGCGGCGCAACATTTTGCTGCGATCCAAGTCTTGATCAGCGACGAAGGCATCAATGCGCTCCATCAGATCAACGGGAATCCATGCGCCAATGAACGTGCTGTCATCCTTTCGGAGCGTTCCTTGTTTGGCTGGGCGGCGTGTCATGTTGAACTAAGTTAAACTGAGTTTAACGCCTAGTCAAACATTTTTGTTGTAATATTTTTGTCGGGCGTTAAAAGTTGTTCCGTGCCGGGTGAACACAACGAAAACACAAAGCTTTTAGGCTTCTACGCCAACAACGATTTGGTGCTCAAAGTTGACGAAGCTTGCGCGGGCACGCCGCGCTCACAGTTTCTTCGCGAAGCGGTGGTCGAATATATGGCCAAGAAAGGCCACCCTTTGCCGGAACACCTCAAGAATGCTCCCAGTCGTGCCGGCAAAGGTGGGCCTAAGCCGCTTTCGTATCGGAAGGCCGCCGCAAAAATTCGGAAGAAAAACAAACCTCCCGAATGATGCGTGCGATCCGCTCAAAATCATCCGCTGATGCCAGGGCTTGTTCCGGCGTCATTCCCTCGATCGTTTCCAGTGCAATTTCGTTCAGTTCATCCATAAAAACCTTTCGTCCCCGCAGCCTGCTCCCAACGGTCAGACATTGGCTGTCTAAGTGAATAAGTCCAATAACTTTTATGAAAAATACCCTCACCATCCTGCTTCTATCCGCAGTTTTTCTTACCGGCTGCGCCACCGTCGGGCGTAAACTGGATCAGTCGGCAGTTGACCAGATAAAAAAGGGTGTCACCACCCGCGATCAGGTCATTCAATTGATCGGCTCGCCAGATCAGGTCACACGCACCGGCGATGGCTTAACAACGTTCCAATATATGTATTCTCGCGCCAGTGCCAAAGCGGTGAATTTTGTGCCCGTCGTGAACGCTTTTGCCGGTGGAGTTAATGTCCAAAACCAGATGGTGATGGTGACGTTTGGTTCTGACGGCGTGGTGAGCGACATTTTCAGCACTTACGGCGGCAACGAGGTCAACACAGGCGTCACTTCCGGCAGCTCGGCAAAACTGCCGGGAACAACCGAAAATAAGCGCCCTCAGTAACGGCCATCGCCCCGTTCCAAATCGGCTCCGGTGACACCTAGAAGATGTGGATCGAGATGAGGCCGAATCCCTGGGCTTGATCCGTCCCCGAGAGCGCGTTCCGACCGCCACGATCACGTTTGACCTGGCTGAACTACGCCGAAAGATTGCAACCGCCCTGCCACTTGGCTGCAACTCGGTTTGACCATTTCATTATTTCTTTCTCCGACTCGAAATCGGCGCTCGCTGCATTTTGCCTCAAAAGCTGTGTAAGTGGCCTTCTTTCAGCATGTTTCAGTCATCTTCCCCGAATTTCACTCTCTCCCCCCTGTGCGCCCGGCAGCGAGCGGGACGTTGAGCCAGCCATTGGCTTTGGCTGCGGCGGCTTCAAAATTTCTGCGGCAGCATTGTCAGCGGATCGCGCAAGGGCAGTTCGGTGAATTTTCCTCCGA